ATCTCTTCCTGTAAATCAGAGATTTCTTTTAATTCTTCTTGAACAAACTCTGAATTGAAAAAACTCATCTTCCTAATACAACTTCTTTTAAAATCTTTTTGTACTTAAATGTATCTATATTCATAAACGGTGAGTACTTTTTCATCTTCATACTCACTGACTCCCATACAGGATCTTTGAGGGAACCATCAAACCTATTCTTATATGAGAGTATTCTATCACAGATGATCAGAGTTTCAAGAGAGACTTCCTTACCGAGATGTTTCTTCAGGATCAATGGGTGACCCTTGGAACAATCAAAAACATCATCAATCTTGTTACCATCAAATATCTTTTCACACTCCTCTCTGAAAAGATAACTCATACTCTGTTGTTGTTTCTTCCACTCCTGATAGAGAGTCTCACCTTCTCTTACCAGGTTGCCAATCCAGATCTTAGAGTTATCATCAGACAATGCATAGTTGGAGATGAATAATTCTTTTATCTCCTGGTCATCATACTTCCTAGAGAGTTTCTCAAACCAGAACCTCTGTTTGTTTTTGTAAAAGCTATTCAGACTACATCTCACTTTACCTTGATACTTTTGATAGTCATAAGACTCACTTGTAAAGTGTCTTGATATACCAAGGTATGTTTTATAAACTTCGTAGTCTGTCACTTTAGGAATCATAATGGGAGTTTAGCATGTGATGTACGCTTGAGAAGATTGTTTTCCATGGCTTCCACCTTGATCTTCTCTTTCAATGGTTTGGATATCAGTTTAGGAACTGACTCCACATCTAAGCTGTTCACCTCACAAAAGTGAATGATAGCATCAACATACTTCATCTCCTTTGAGTTGTGAACTAACTTCTCGATCTCTTCGGCAAATCTTTGAGGACAATAGAACTTGCTCTCAAAGATTTCGTTTAGTTTCTTCTCTTCAGGATTAAGCATATTCCTGTAATTTAGATTCAACAAACTCTCTAATATATTCGGAGAGAAGGTTGATGTACTTCTTCTTGTCTCGTTCTTCATAGACTACACATTCACCGTCTTCGCATGTCATGATAATGACAAACTTCTTAACCATTATACCCTTCATCTCATACAACATACAAGCGTATGCTGCACACTGGACAAAGTAGTCTTCAATCCACGCCCGTGGTTTGGGTTTAGCTGATGTCTTAAAGTCAATGACTGCCAACTCACCATCAAACTCAGCGATACAATCAACACTACCAGCAATACCAAGATGAGTACTATAAAGTGCCGTCTCTTGGCAAAGGATGTTATCAATCTTATTCAGTTCAGGTTTAGCCTGTTTGAATAAGTATTGAGATAAAGGAAGAACATCAGAGAAAGTCTCTGAGTTATTCAGATACTCTTCAATCAATGTGTGAGCATCAGTACCACGATGTGTGGCCTTACGAGTGATGTTGTTAGCAACAGTCTCACCAACTTTTGCTCTCCACTTTTTAAACTTGTCACGATTTCTCCAACTGATCACCGAAGTGATTGAAGGCATCTTTACTAGTTCTTCAGTTCCAAATACTTTATAGTAACGAACTCCATCAATTGTCTCTCGTTCAATGGGAACGAAAGGTACATCACTATGTGTAAACATTAAAGACCTAATTCAAGTTTTGCAATGATGTATTCCTTAACCAATCCACTTCTACAGATGTCTTCTGCCTGGAACTCAATCGTAGCAAACGAAGGCATGTTCTTGATGATAGACATGAAGTCAACAATACCATTCTTCTCAGCTGTCTTAGTCAAGTCAGACTGAGTGGCATCTCCACAGAAGAAGATCTTAGAACTCTCACCTACCCTAGTAATGATACTGTCAAGTTCGTGAAAATTCAAGTTCTGGAACTCGTCAACGATCAAGATGGCATTATCAAACGTGGTACCACGAATGAATGATGTACTCCAGAAACTAATAGTTCCTTGTGCCTTGAGGTTGGCATACAACATCTCAAAGGAATTGTCATCTGGCATCTCGAACATGTATTTTACCATGTTCTTGTATGGGATCTGATACAAAGATGATTTATCTTCATGATCACCAGGAAGGAACCCAATCTCTCGGGTAGCCACAAGAGACCTGACGATGTAGATCTTATCATAGGGTGTCTTAGGATCTAGGACATCCAGAAGAGCATTGTAAAGGGTGATAAAAGTTTTACCTGTACCAGCCACACCATATGCAACCAAGTTCTGATCTTTTCCATACTCTTCGAAGAACTTCTGTTGGTTCTCAGTAAGAGGATCAATCTTTTTAATGTAATCTAAATTGATTGGCTTCTTTCTTTTCATTGCCCTGTTACTAGTACCGAAGGGAACAGGGTTCGTGCCAATACCGGACTTACTCTTTCTAGGCATGTGATTCAAATAGGTTTGACAATTGATTTGGGAGCTTTGGATGCCTTATAGAGGACATCATTCCAACCGGGGTGTGTCTTCTTAAGTTTATCATAAACTTCTCCAACCATTCCTATAGATTGTGCTGCTCCTTGAGACCAATCCCTTTTCCATTCAGGATTATCTTCATACCACTGGGTAATTTCATGAACACTGATGTCTATGATCTTACTTTCCCCAGTATCTGTGTTGACCACATCATACTTTGCCATAATATCCGTTTTCAGTGAGTATATTTATACATTCCATTCCATCGCTTCTGCGATAGATGGGAACTGTTCTACGAAGATTTCTTTGCAGTTGTTAGCAATATCCATATGTTCTTTCTGAGTTCCGTTAGAAGATCTCAGATCAATATAGTGTAACCAACTGCGAATTGAGCCTGTCATGTAGATCTTTGTTGGTGTTGCTAATGGTAACACAAATCGTGCACACTCCTTAGCCACACCTGCTGACAACATCTGTTGATACAGGGAGTTGGCAGAACTGAAGAGAGTTACCATCTGTCTCTCAAGTTTATCAACAATCTCAGGATCAAGATCATCAATACTATTCTGTCTGTTCTTATCATCCTGACGACGTAGTTCAGGTAGTTCAATCTCACCTAGGAAATCTGTAGAGGCATACCTCTGTGAAAACTCCTGGAATGTGAATGAACGGTGTCGCAAGACCTGTGCTGCGATACCCCTGTTGGTAGTTATCTCTAGAGTCATGAACGCCTGTTCAAAGATACTCCAGTGTTGATTCTTGATACAATACTTTAGTAGGCCAGAAAACTTTTCGTTATCCTGGTTGTTTGGATTACTCACCCTAGCACAGTATGCTATATGTTTTTCAGCATCAGGTGTAACTGATACCAGTTTAGCTCCGGGTTTCATCTGTTCTGATTGATCCATTAGGGTTCTTTCCACTCACGGTATTAAACAAAGAATATCGAGTTTTGATATTCAGAATGACTCTTATTATACGTCTGTTCTACCAGACTTTCTAACTTTCTTGACTGCTTTAAGTTGGGTCTTGATTCTTTGGTATGCTTCCTCTGAATCAATCTTACCAGCCATCTCCGCTGCACATATGTATTCAACTTGAACACCAAATTGTCTTAAAGCTCTTTCGTAATTGTTATGTGTAACGTACATTAAGTAGTGTTAGAAAAATAAGTCTTAAAGTAAGGTTCGATACCATGAGAGATTTTATTCCCTTGACTGACCCAGGTATCAACGCATTCGTAAATATCTTTGGTTGAGTAGGAGGCTTCTTCAATCCTTGCTCCACCATACTTATTTAGAAGAATTCCTAAGCAAACACCTCTTAATTTCATTCTTTCATCGGTGTATCTCCAATCATTCATCATCTTCAAATACCTCATCATAATCTGGGAGAGGAGGAAGTGTTTCTTCCATTCGTTCAGTATATGCCTTTACATCAGAATAAACTTCAGACTCCAGTGCATCAACTAACAGTCTTAGGTTTCTGGTTATTAGTTTGAGTTTATCTTTTTCCATTAAAAAAGGGAGTATTACCTCCCTTAATTATATCACTTGTTGTTAGAACAAACAAGTGTTTTCTTAGTCATTAAGATTTGAGCCTGTTTGATGGCTCTCTTCTTAATGATTTTCTTTTGCTCGATGGCAAGTACATTCATTTTGATACCTCCACTGTTACAGTTTCGGTGTGATTGATACCACGATAGACTGCATTTACCTTTTTGGTAATTTGAGGTCTGTTCTGATATTCAATTGTGTCATATGACACACCACGATACGTGACTTTCATTTGATACTCCTGAAGTAGTTGGATTTTTAGGCCCCGTTCCTTCAGTTGCCTTTTGCGTCCCATGGACACTCAGGTGTAGATTCTTTTAGAATTTCCACTAACTCAATCCTAACTTCAGTGTTAAGATTTTCGTTTCTCCTCATCCGTAGCATAATACTATCGGCATCGGAACAACTAAGTGTTGTATATAAAAAGAAATCAATCATGGGATGAACGGCTCCGTTCCGAGTCAACTTACTTGCGTCAAAGGTCTCCCTTTGATGAACGACAGTGTTATAATAACACTTCTACACTATTTATGTCAAGGTTAGAACATATTGTTATCTTTCATGAACTGAAGAGTTTCTTTCAAACCACCTCTGTGTTTCAGTCCAATAGAGATTTGTGGATACTCTGCTGTGTCTCCAAACTCTGCATGAAATTGATTGTCAGTAAAGTCTTCATCTAGAACATACTCATGAAAATCTTCATGGACATTTGAAAGAAGCATGATAGCTCTCTCACACTCTTGACTTTTATTTGAATAGATTACTGATTGCATTAGTCCCTCTGTCTCCAATCCTTAGGCTTGTCTTGTTTAAACCAGTCCTTGATATCATCAGCACTACTGAACCCCGTTTTATGATTGGATGGATCGGGGTCTCCTAAACCCATCCTATTCAGAAAATCGTCGGTACTACCTTCCTCAATATCTTGAGCAGCTTGTCGTCTTGCTTTCTTTAGCATCTCATTAGCAGATGTGTTTGCCTTAGCAAGTTTCTGTGCCCAAACCATATCATCTAGTTTTACTTCCTCACCACTAGCAATACACTTACAAATAAATTCAAGCCGAAGCCGGTACTTGGTCGATAGCATACTCTACTAACCTTTCGAATATTTATTTAACAAAGTTTAATCGATTACATCAACAACACAAGGTCTTTTCATCCCTGCATGTTGAAACCAAAATACTCTCATTGTTTCATAATCTTCAAAGATGATGGCTTTGTTTGTGCCAACAAACCTCATCCTATACTTGTGTCTGTCGTAGGGATCGTTTGAGGTCGAAGTAAATTCTGTAAAACCTCTTTTTGATTTCGTTGATCGTTTCTTCGTCATCATCAAACCCCATGTATTTTAGGTGTTGTGAACTACCTTCCAGTTCACTAATCAATAACAGGAGGTTTACAGGTGTGACTGGTCTACCTCCTCTATCATACTCAGAAACCTCCTTCACGGGCTTCCTCTACCATTCTAGAAACGATATCTTCTGTACCATCCATACTCTTCACTGCGAAGAGTGAAGACTTCTGATACTTCTTAATCTTCTTATACTTCTTGACAAGTTCTTGAACACTTTCTTGGCTCATGTCAAGACCTTCAAAGTCAATATCAAACCCCTTTGACATCTTTCTCCACTCCTTTCCATAATTTTGGATTTGCTGTTCCTTTTGATTGAACAATCTTAATTAGATCTTTCTTATACTTGTCGTAGTAGTGGTCAAAGATCTCAACCTGTTTCTGTGAGATGGTAATGTCATTACACTCACCACCATCAACCTTGTAAGTCACAACATAAGCAGTGTTTGGTAACTTGATGTTGTTACACTTTTCAAGGTCACAGTTTTCGTGAACGATTTTCATAGGATTTATGATCTACCTCCCCATACTATATCAGGAAAGGCTTTAGTTACATGGTCTTTGGTCACTTTGTATTTTGTCCCTAGGTTCTTATCCTTAGTTAAACAAATGATACCTGCCTCTTCTGGATGAAGACCCTCTAACATCTGGATGAACATNGNCTCTCTACGGGTCTTGGAGAGTTTATCATTACCTCCCTTGATNAAGTGGTAGAGGTTCTTCCACTCTCTCCTCAGAGAGGTGTGATCNGTTCCTACAGGGACTTCATTCCTGTTGAANGGAACCTCACCTTCAGGGAGGAGACTATAAACAGTATCATCAAAGTTCCAAATCAGAATAGCAGTAAGAGCATCATTACGATACTCTTGTAGTGCTTCTACTTTCTTTGCAACACTTTTTTGTTTAGATACATGTGCAAGAATCTCATGCACGAAAGCATTAGGTGGGAGTTTTGTTGATGTAACCATAGTAATTTTCTTTCTCGTTTCAGTATATCGTATTTATTGAGTTAGTTTAAAGGATCATCGGGATCAACCATATCATTTTCAAACCTTACTGCCAACACTTCGTCAGGAATAATCTGTCCATTCTCGTCAAACATTTCTGGATGTAATGGGATGTATTTGGAATCTCTTTGTATCACATAGTCTTTGGCTAACCAACCAACTAAAGTTCCTAGTATCAGGAACATAACTGAAAACAATGCTGAGAACGTGAGAGTAACTGCTAACATCTTAACCTCCTAGGGTTTCTTCTTTATATCGAAACTAAAATCGATATTCAAGTGGAACTCTCTTTTGAAGAGAGAAATCATCTTATCAAATTTTATCTGAAAAGTTTTCGATTCAACCCTCCCTTTTCTATTTCTTAATAGTAACTCAACACCCCTATCTATCTCTGGTGGTAGGTCACTTATTTTGTTATTTAGAAGTTTTCCTCCTTCTTCCTGGTCGTTTTTCTTGTTCATACTTCCACGCATCTTCTAGTATAGAATAGAGATAATCTTTTATCTTTCTGGCTTCAGGTTTACCAAGATAACCATAACCTTCTCTCAGTTGTTTGTGTTGTTCATCATTACCACCTTCAAGATAATCCTCAAGATCCATAACAAGAAGTTGGATCTCTCTGGCTACAGAACTATCAATAAATTCAGTAGCATCTCTCTTAGTTGCTTTGATAGACTTTAGATACTCATACATGTTGAGCATCTGTTTACCTCGGAATGCACTATCAATTGTTCTCTCAACAATGTTTAGAAGTTCCCAGGTGTTGTCCATTAGATCAGTTTGTTTTCTCGTAGATACTTAACCGTTTCACTACACCCACCGATGGTCCTTTCACCTTCTTCTTCAGTAAATACTCTTACCTGTGGGAAGGTAGATCCATCTCCAAAGGTCTTGTAAAATTCTTGTCTAGTGTAGTCTTGGTTAAGTTTATATATCACATGCTTCATTTCAGCGAGCTTAAGTGCTTGTGCAACCTTAGTACAATAAGGGCAACCGTCTTTGGAAAATACAAGAAAAGTCATATCAAAATTAAAATTAAAATAGGAATTAGAAACATCAATATTGTAATAACAAAACCCCCTACCTGTTCAAGTAGGGGGCGGATACTGTGGTCAGGCATCTAGTGTAGCCCTCAGTGTGTAATCTTTTTTGAGTTTCTCAATGAATTCATTCTTAGCCAACTTGGCCTCATACCCAGGATAAAACCTTTCCATTAACCTTGGTACTGCCATACACCCAGGATACCCACCTTTAATCCAAACTTCTTTACGATCCTCAAGTACAACATGATTGAATGGGAAACTCATTTTGTTTTCTTTTCTTCAGAAATATTTAGAGATTGGGGGGTGTATGGATGTTGAGGTTTATGTTCCCTATCCATAGGTTGAGATCTACTCAAATCTCTACGAGATTGATTACTGATGATGATGAATGCATCTTTGTTGTATTTACGAACACCAATAGGTGATTGCCACTTTTTATTGTAATCTTTACCAACATCAATACCAGAGACTTGAGTTCCAGCAAGCTCAACTGTAACATCATCATCGACTTCCCAACCAAGTGTATCGATCAACTTTGAGAGTTGTTCTGTGATGGTTGGTTCTTCAAGGATACGATCCTCAGGTTCTAGTGATCCGTTCATAGTTGATTTCCGATACACATAGTATAACCCCATTGACCTATAAGATCAACAGGGTTGTGACGGTTATTCTTCTGTCCAGAATATTACATCCATCTTTGGATAAAATCCCATCCAGGTATTGACATATTCTTCTGCTTGTTTTTTATCTTTGAATACTGCCTCAAGATGAGGTTGAAAACCAGATTCTAATTCAGGTGGTTTTCCAGAATACACTTTAGTCATGTTTGATACCAGCGGCATCTCTCTCAAAGATCTCCAGACCCTTATCAGTCAAGATATGATCGTACATCTGTTCAAAGATACTAGGAGGCATCGTAACCACCTCTGCTCCATTATACCAGGACCGTACAGCCCTCTGTACCGAACGAATAGAGGCTGATAGTACTTGTGTAGGGATACGATGAATACGATACAGTTCAGAGATGGAACGAACCACTTCTAGACCGGCTACAGACTGATCATCCAAACGACCAAC